CCTTCAATACTTCTTGATTTTCCATAATATCTCCTTGATTTATAATTTTTGGGTGAGATCTAATTTAAACATGTGTACAGAATATATCAAGCAATCTTTTTATAATTGTTTTCTTGACAGTTTTTTCGTGTTATGAAAGAGGCAGAAAAAAGAATGAAAAACTATCTAAAAACTCTTTTATATCAACCATCTAATTATAAAAATATCGGCGTTCATTATGGCGAAAATAAAGCTATTTGTATTGAACGTAAATCTTCAGCATTTATTTCGGAAGGACAAATAGATATTTTTTGTGAACAGCCAGATAAAAAAACTCTTCATTATAACATAGATGTTAAAGAGCCTGTTGAATTAAAAAACGAAACTTCAAAAAAAATATTTGTTAAATTGGATGAATCTATATTAATGCCAAATAGACCTGGTGATTATACTCTCCATATTAAAAATGGAATTTTAGATCAATGACTTTAGATGATCATTATTATTATTTTACAGCGCAAATTTCTGAAAAAGTATGTAATGATATTATAAAGCTAGGTGTAAATAATGATTTAATGAAAGGAACAGTTTATCTTGATAAGGATAAAACTGATCAACCACAAAAAACAGAATTAGAAGAAAAAATGAGAACATCTAAAGTTTGTTTTCTTTCTGATGAGTGGATTTATGATATAATTCATCCATTAATTGCTGAAGCAAATAAAAGAACAACATGGAATTTTGAATATACTCATACAGAACCTATGCAGTTTACTCAATACGGTTTAAATGAATTTTATGATTGGCATCAAGATAGTACACCTTTTCCCTTTAAAGATGTTCACCCAAATTTTGAAGGTAAAATTAGAAAGCTTAGCTCTATTATTAACTTATCAAAACCAAGTGATTATGAAGGAGGAGATTTAGAATTTGATTTTAGAAATTTAACTAAAGAAAGTTCAAATATTAAAGTATGTGATCAAATAAAAGAACAGGGATCTATTGTTGTTTTTCCATCCTTTATTCACCACCGTGTCACACCCATTACTAAAGGAACAAGACATAGTTTAGTAAGCTGGACAGTAGGCTATCCATGGAAATAATTAATGCCTGATTTTATTTATTCTAATTTCGTAAAAGATAAAACTTTGCCAGAAAGAATAAAAGATTATTTTTATAAAAATCCTGACTACCATAGAAAAGGAGCAGGTTATCAAATAGAAAAAGGACTTAACGAAGATAAAAATATTAAAGACAGTACAGATATATGTTTTACTTTAGATAAGTCAGTAAACATTGATGTTGTATCTGATTTATTAAAAGAATTACAAGTTGTTTTAGAAGAATATATGCAAAAATATCCATGGTGTAATAAGGGAGATCCCTTTACAATTAATACATTTAATATTCAAAATTATAAACCTAGTAAAGGATTTTACGAATGGCATTGTGAAAGACTTACAAGTTTTGGTCCTATTAAAAATCGTCACTTAGTATGGATGATGTACTGTGATGACCTTGAAGATGAAGGCGGTACAGAATTTTTACATCAAGATTATATTTCTAAATCGGAAAAAGGAAAAATTTTAATTTGGCCAGCTGATTGGACTTTTACACATAAAGGACAATTTTGCACAAAAGAAAAAACAATAATCACGGGGTGGTATGACTTTTACCAAAAATAATTATGAATAAAAATATTAGAATTATAGACAATTTTTTATCAGAGGATGAACTTACAAAACTTCAATCACATGTACTGTCCAACGAGTTTCCTTGGTTTTATCACGATCAAGTAGTTGGTAATGAAGTGGGGGAAAAAGAAAGCCCTGATAACTTTCAATTTGTTCACAACATTTATTATTTAAATAAACCAAACAGCTCAATTTATCCACAATTCATTGAACCCATGTTTGTAAGAAAATTAGAAAAACAATTAAATTTGGGAGCTTTAATAAGAATAAAGTCAAATTTAACTCTTAAAACAAAAACTATAAATGAAATTCTTCCTTATCATTGGGATTTTTCTGAACCACAATTTAAAAAAAGTTTTACAGCTGTTTATTATTTAAACACGAATAACGGATATACAAAGTTTGAAGATGGAACTAAAATAGAAAGTGTAGAAAATAAATTTGTTATTTTTCCAACTTATTTAAAACACACAAATGCTACACCTTCAAATACAAAAACTAGAGTAGTTATTGTTTTTAATTATTTTTAAGTAAGTTCATCCCAAGATGTGGTGTCTTCATTCCAAACGTAATATTTACCATCATCAGGATATGTTACAGGAGGTTCATAAATACATGTAGTTGCATTAAGAACCCATGATGCAAAAGGTTTTGGCGGAATAAATGCATCTCTAGCTGCATCATATGTACCACCTGCTTCTGCATAATTTTTTCTTAGTGCTTTGCTTTGATCAGATGATTCCGTTACACCATCATTTTCATAATGTTTTCCAGATCTTGTGTTAAAAGATGTTTTTTTCCATGTAACACCACCAGGAACTCCTTGATTATTAAAATTTGCATTAAGCCAAGATACAATTCCAGCTTCACCTAAAGATGTTTCTTGATCGTTATCAATAACATTTACTTCTAAAACAATATTATCTTTATCTAATTTTGCGTAGTGTGCCATTATTGTACCTTATAAGCAATTATAACAACACCTGAACCGCCAGAAGCAGATGTACTATTATAGTTATGTGATGCACCGCCACCGCCACCGCCAGTGTTTGTTGATCCATTTGTGCCTGCTGAACCGTAGCCTCCAGGGCCACCGCCACCATCACCACCAGGAGCGTTTAAAGAAGGGGCTCTATTATCTCTACCGCCTCCACCACCACCTGCTCTCGCTGTAGTATCTCCTTCAATATTATTAGATGATGAACCATCTCCACCGTAACCACCACCATCAGTATTTCCAGCTTCGCCAGCGCCACCGCCGCCTCCACCTTGTCCGAAATTACTTACATTGGTTCCTGGTCCACCAGCGTTTCCTTGTCCTGCAGGAGATGCTGAACCCGGTGTATTACCGTATGCATTACCATCAATAGCCCAACCGCCGCCGCCTGAACCACCGTTAGTTGCATTACCATCATTATTTCCATAACCTGAACCTCCACCACCGCCGCCTGCAGAAGTGATATTAGAAAAAACAGAATTACTTCCAGTGCTTCCTGGTACATTTCTTGTATTTGTTCCTGAACCTCCACCACCTACAGTAATAGAATAACCTTGAGCAGAAACACTAAAACTTGCTGCAGTACGATAACCACCCGCACCGCCTCCGCCACCAGCGTTTTGCTTATTTCCACCGCCTCCGCCACCAGCTACAACTAAGTATTCTACGGTGTTAGAACCTGCTGAATTACCTACAGAATTAACAGTGAATGTTCCATTAGAATTAAATGTATGAATTTTGTAATCGCCACTGGTAGTTTCTGTACCACCTGAAGCAGCTATAAAAGTAGCATCAACCGCTCCATAAAAATCTGTTAGTGATACTGCTCCTGATGTAGGAACACTGTTGTTTGCAGAAACATTTGGAACAAGGCTTCCGCCTCTGTAATATTCACTTATAGAATGAGGAGTAGAACCTCCAAACTCATCTACAAGATCTTGTATTGATACTGCTCCGCTTGAAGGGACTGCCATTTTATTTTCCTTTTAACTGATCAATCTCTGCTTTAAGCTCTTTAATAGATTCTATTAAAACAGCGCATATTTTTCCATAATCAACGGATTTTGTTTTAATTTCGTCATCTGCTGTTAATACAACTTGAGGTAAAACTTCTTCCATATCTTGAGCTAAAACACCGACTTGTTCTTTAGCATCGTCTATATCATTTCTTTTATAGTAAACACCTTGCATTTTCATTACTTTAGATAACGCATTATCAATATTTTTTATATCTGTTTTAAGTCTTTTATCAGAGAAAGCTGTTACATCATTATTAAAAGTTGCTGCACCAGCACCTGACATATCAAGAGTTAAAGCAGTAATTGCTGCAGTGTTATCAACACCTTTAAAAATTATGTCTTTATCGTTTGTTACTGATTTAATTACAAAGTCTGTTGATGAGTTTGTAAATTCTGCAATAGCAGTGCCGTCATCATTAAATTTAATGTCGCCTCCGTTAGCATCTAAAATAATATCACCAGCGACATCTAATGTTAAATCACCAGATGATAAATCAATCTCTGTGCCGTCAATTGTTATGTTATCAGCTGTAAAACCTGCATCAGCATTTACTACACCATTAAAGGTAGCTTTACCTGCATCAGACATATCTAATGATAAAGCAGTAATTGCTCCTCCACCATCATCACCTTTAAAAGTTATATCTTTATCTTGAACGGCATTAGTAATTACTAAATCACCTGAGTTAGCTGTAGTAACATTTGCAACGTCAATGTTTGCAATTTTAATATCTATTTGGTCATCTGTATCAGCGGTTAAACTTGTATCTGCATCCGCATCCATTATTAATTCTTGACCTTGTAGGTCTATTGAACCAGCTAAAGAAAAAACATCGAACCAGTTTGTACCATCTGTAGAAACAAGACGAGTTGTGCCGTTAGCTATTGAAAGTGTGTTACCTGAAGCTCCTAGTCTGCAAGTCATTGCATAAGGACCTGAAGATCCTGAATCTGTTGTAGCGTTAGTAATTAAATAAACTTTTTGTGTAGCTGGGAATTGAGCTATTCTTACTGCACCATGTGCACCTGTAAGTCTTATATGAGCATTTCTTGCTTGGTTATTTGCTTGTGATTGTGGTCCGTCAGCGTTTGTTAGTGTTGTTACAGCAGCATCACCACACGCAACATTAGTTACACCAGCGATAGAAAACTCTAAAGATTGTGAAAAGTTATTGTTCGTAATAGTTCCCCAAGTACCAGAATTTGCTCCTGAAGCTTGAAGCTCTATTCTCAAACTTGTTGAATATGTTGAACTCATTTAATCTCCTATATAATTTGTAATATTTAAATTAAAGTTTGTCAAAACTTTTATGCGGCTTTATGGACTTCCGTCCAGCTTATATCCGAGTTAGAATCATCTACCTGGCTCCAAAAAGTGCCTCCTAGAGTTCCAGTGCTACTTGTAACAGAAACGCCAGTAAGTGTCAAAGTAGAAGTTCCTGTTATGGTTAAAGATCCAAGAGAAGACGTAAGAGAAACACTAGGTGCTTCGTAGCTTGTTTCCTGTGTTTCTTCACCTAAAGAAAGAGTTAATGCATTTCCTGTTGCACTTACTCCCGCATTAGCCGCTGTTGTTACATTCCCAACAGAACTGGTTAATCCGTTCGCTGTAAATTGATTTGCATCTTGAGCAGGAGTGTTTGCTGTGCCTCCCATTCCAGAGTGAACTGTACAATAATAATATAGTGTCGGTGCACTAGCAGCTACCGTTATTTGAGTATAAGCTCCTGCATTACCTGGAGTTCCATTTGTTGTTACACCAGTTGTATAAGCAGAGCCTCCTCCATGCGTGCCGTTCGGTGTCTCACTAAATCTAAATGGATGTCCATCATTACTTGCATCAGATTGATCAAACCTGTAAGTATTTCCCTCTGCTAGCTCTAATGTATCCTGTTGAATACCATCAATAACATATTTATTTCCACTAGACGTGCTTACGACAGTTACAGTTTTTGTAACAAATCCTCCTACACCAATAACATTTACATCTATTACAGGAACTTCAGTTCCTAAAGTACTTGTTAAAGCTATTCCAGATGGTGATACATTTGCATCGCCTGATACAACCTCTGTACCAAGACTTGATGTAATAACATTTCCTGAAGGGAAAGCTGTTTTACCAATTTCAACAATGGCGGTGCCTACAAGTGCATCCATTTCTGGTTCACTTGCAGCTACAACAGTTAGTTGTGAATCTCCTGATATAGAGAATGTTCCTATAGATGATGTTGCTTGAACTCCTGTTGCCAGAGCAGAAGTTCCTACAGTGCCAAGGGAAGAGGTTAAACCTAATCCAGTTACTGTTATATTAAAGTCAGCCGTGCCTGTGGCTGTGCCAGTTGTAGATGTTCCTTGAACTCCTGTTAAAGAATATGAAGATTCAAGAATATTCCAAAGATTGTCACCCCATCCTATTTCTTCACCTGTATCTGCATTAGCTCCACGGTTCCAGCCCGATTGAGGTACACCTGTAGCAGTTTCATCACCAACTGATAAAGTAGTTCCTAATCCTGTTACAGTATGAGTTGAAGATCCTGTTACAGTTTCTGTTCCAAGAGAGGATGTTATCTGTTGACCACCTGCCGTTAAAGTTTGACCACCTGTACCTGCAGCAGTGCCTAAAGTAGAAGTAGTTCCTACACCAGTAAGTGTAATGTTACAATCGCCCGTAAGCGTTAGAGAACCTAGAGATGACGTGAGGCCATTACCTGTTGCGTCAACGGGCGCAAAAGTATTCCATGCACCCGAATTCCAGGTTTGTCGGCCCCATCCTTGGAGGGAGGCCATAAATTATCTCCTTATGCTATTCTTAAAATTGCAGCAGTTGCTTCAGCAGCAGGGAACGTAATTGTAAATGTTCCTGAAGTTGAAGTTTTAACCGCACCAAAATCTAAAACGCAAACAGATGCATTTGTTGTTAAGCCAGATACAGTTGAACTATTATAAATAACAGCAGCTTGTGCTGAAATAGTTGCACTTGTAAATGAAATATCACTAAAGTCACAAACAGCAGTGTCTGTAGATAATGCAGGAGTAACAGATGTTAATGCTCCACCACCTTCAGAATAAGTTCCTGAGTTTGCTACTTCATCAGTTTGTTGAAATGCAGTTGTTGATTTGCTTAAAGTCGCTTCGTTATCGTATAGTGCTAGTTTAAAAGCGTTCCCTGTCGTTGCCGTAAAATTGTGTAGGCCTTTCAGGATCTCCACTTTAAAACTGTTACATACAGCTTGAGTAATTGCCATAATAATCTC